ACAAGGTATCAAGGAATACTTCGAAATCGTACATATCCAAACCCAAGAACTAACATCAATAGGATTCAAAACCGCAATATTAGACCTATGAAAAAGAAATCCAAGAACCAAGTATACATACCTCACCAGGATAAATGGAATGAACACTTTCCTACTCCAGGTAAACCAAACCCCAATTACTACACAGACTCAGATGCAATCTTCAACAAGCACCTACGTACCCAAAACAAATTAAAACAGAAAAGGAAATGAAAACCCTACTACTAATCCCAGTAATCCTATATACCTGGTTATCATTAACCCACAGGGATAAGATATATCATCAAATACCAAACCCCACCAACAAACAAAAATACATATACTTAATCCTACAAGGCCTACAGATAATCCTATTAATCTTATTAGAGACCTTAATCCTAAGAATACCAAACTACTAACCCACCAAACAAAAACAAATACATAATAAATAAAGAAAGCCCAGTATAAACAAAATCATACTGGGCCTAACTATGTTACATAATACACATACCTAATATCACCAATCATATAATACTAATCAATATAACTAATACAATATTGAAGGCCTTCCGGGGGTGTTGGGATTAAGGCAAATTTCTAGGCTTAGCCCCCCTATCACTATACAACACCACTACTCTATAGCTATCTAACACATATGTCTCACAGCCTTTGGTCATTATGACCCATTGCCTAAAAGGCCCACAACTAAGGCCCATATGGGTACCTAAATCCCCTTAATCCTAGACCCCTAATGGCCCTTTATATTAGTATATATTATATAGAAATTGGTTAGGATTAGGCAATAGGATTTGGGGATTAGGCATTAAAATATACCATTCATGGCTCTCGGATTTATTAAATTTTTAGGCCATTCAAGGTACCTAAAACTAGTAAGTATACCATTAACGGCCCTTATAGTTTATTAAAAAGAAACTTTAAAGCTCTAGAAAAGGCACTTCTTTTGAGAGAGTATTGATAGAGAGATACGTATTTAGAGTATTAGAGCTATAAGACATTATCCATTAATGGCCTCAGTAGGATTAATAAAAAATAGATTGGGATTTGCATATTTAAAATATAATATCTATATTTGCACTATAAACAATTAAAATATAAAGAATATGAAAACAGTACAATTTAATGCAAACTCAATCCTCAACGGTAACAATTATCCTATTGCCTATTATTATCCTATTGCTAAGGACCTGGTAGTTATCTCTACTGGCCATGACGATTCTATTATCTCAGACCCAGAAGGATACCAAGAATATATCATACCTATCCTAGAAGCCATTCTAAAGACTTCTATTAAGGTATACCGATTATATCTTGCTTCGATTACTTCTACCGTTACCGATTATAAAGGTACTCATACCTGGGTCTTCACTACAGGCACTACCTATTCCGATGCCGATATCGAATATATCCAAGCTGCCTTATACAATGTATTCTGCGAAAACAATGAAACCTGCGAACCAATCGTAAACTACGTTAACAATACATTTATCATTACCGACATCTATTCATGCTAATCGCTAACTATGTTACACCCTATAAGCCCAGCCTATCTTAGGTACTGGGCTTTTCTTATGTAACCTAACTCTAGGCCATCATGGGACTTGCTAAGGCTTACCCATGTCCTAATTATGGGCCTTAGGTCTTTAGGACTCCATACATGGCCCATGGCATTGGTATAAAAGCCTGCTAGTCACCTAATGGCCTTTATGTATGATAATATACAGATAATATCTACCGGACTGTATGGGGCCTCCGAATTTCTAAAGTGGTACCTATACCAACTCCTTCCCTATATCCATCAATATACCTATATTACCTACCCACAACCATGCCCACCATTCAAACCCCTAAAACCTACTTGCACAAATTTTACACGAAATTATTAAAAATAATTCTTTAAAAATTTCTCGAAAATTTTTCTGAAAATGTTTTGTAGATTCAAAGATATTTTTTATCTTTGTAGTGTTGAAAAAGCAAAGAGATATTTAAAATTTTGATTAACAATTTTTATAGAAAAAATTCTCTGAAAATTTTGCTAATTAAAATATAAATTGTATCTTTGTAATGTAATCAAAAAGCGATGTTTGACATATTGAAACAATATAAAATTAATTTACTCCTTTTCTCTTTTTCTTATAAATCATTTAGTTTTATAGAGAAAAGGATATAATAAAATAAACTTAAAAACTAAATGTAATTTTATTATGGAAGAATTAAAAAATGTAGTAGTAGAAAAAGAAGTTGCTAACAACAAAGTAAACAAAGTTAGTGCTAAAAAAGCAAAAGCACAAGCAAAAGCAAATAACACTATTAAATTATCAGTTGATAGTATTTTTAAAAGTCTAAATGAAAAAACAAACGGACTTTTAAAAACTTCTTTAGGAAAGAAAACAGAAATTTACGTTGAATCTCTGTTTGCTGAATTGAACGAAAAGCAAAAGAAAGCATACAGAAAAAAGTTAAGAAATACAACTTTTTCTTTGCTTGACTCGATTTGCAAAGCAAAAGAAGAAAAGAAACAAAATGAATTAAAAACACTTGTTTCAGCTTTCAACGATTTTTATAAGCAAGTTTATAAAATTCATGATTTTTCTTTTGCTTCTATTGCAAGCGAAAATACAAAGGACACAAAAAAAGAAGTTCTAACAAAAGGTTTGCAAATTGTTAAGAATTTCAAATAACTAACAATAAAGGGAAAGATTAATCTTTCCCTTTTCTAATTTAAATTAATATGTTATTAAATATATTCTTATTTGTTGGTGTAATTTGGTTACTTATACAGATTATAAAAGACGCAAAAGATTTTTTAAAGAACTTATAAGATAGAAAAGTAAGGGAAAGCAATAAAATGTTTGTCCCTTACTTTTTATTTTTGAATGTTAATTTTAACGTAACCGTTCCCCCCATTTACTACCACAACTTTTGAGCCCCTCGTATTAAGGGGTACCATGAACACACAAATCCCACATGCCCACAAAACACACAAAGAAGCCAGAGACCTAACATCCCTGGCAACTAATTACAGAATACTACCTAATAAGTCATTGGTCCTTTCCCTACCTAATACTCCCTTAATCTTACCACCATTCTTTCGATAAAAGAAAACATACCACATTTGAAGATTAGGTAACCACCATCTCTTAACTTCATTATAACCCTTAAAGTATCTTTCAATACAATTCATATCCAAATCAGTAATCCATAACTGATACCAAATCCTATTGCCTTCAGAACACCTTAGGATTCTCTTAAATTCATCCTCATATACTGTATCAACCTTTACCATAATCCCTAAATATTTCTTTATTCATCCTAAATCCAGGCCTTGCTATAATCATCCTCTGGATATCATGTATCTTATATTGCATTTCAGATTGCTCCATCAAATGGTAAATAGGTAACTGCAAAAACCTATTCCAAATCTCTTCGGTAAGTCTAAGGATTGCCTCTTCCTCTTGGGTAAGCTTTGCTAAATCTTCCATACTCAATACATTATAGGTTCATCTTCGGTAATAGGAGGGAGCTTTGGTTCTCCCTCTCTTTTAATTCTCTCTAAGTCCTCAAGGGCACACTCTAGTATTTTAATACGGTTATCATTATGTTCCTTAGATATAGGAAACCAGAATGCTGTTCCTAGAAGGTATTCATGTCCTTCTAGGTTTTCTAATGGCATTCTATACCATATCCTACCTTCAATTCTTAATCCTCCTCCATGCAATTTTATGATGGTAGGGTTATAATAACCAAAGTATACTATCTCGATATTAAACCTTTGTGGGGTGAACCATGGTTTAATTACATGTCTCCATAGGAAAACTTCTTCGACTAATGCAAATTCTCTACTGATAGTTCTGCTTACATCAATTAGGTCAGCACATAATCCTCTTGGAGAATCGGGTATATTAAGCCTTCCATATAGGACTGCTTCAAATGTATTCTTTACTGGAAGATAGTAATTTCTTATCCTTTCTTCGATTACCTTATTCTCTTTGGAATTATAATCGATTGCAGTGAACGTAGGCTTTTCCATCTTTCTCTAATTTTCTTTCAAACCATTGGCAGGTAATACACTTTGGGCTTCCTACCATTATCTGTACTTCTCCCTTAATTACTGGACATGGATTGGTAAGCTTCTTTTGCCTACCTACCTTCTTCGTCGTTATTTCTCTGTTCATAGTTATTAAAATATGTGATTAGTAAATATATCGGAAATAGGGGCATGATTAACCAGACTGTTAGGAAAAAGAACCCCACCCTTTTCATTGGGTGGGATGAGGTAATTACTCTGGTCATAAACCATGCAGGTATAGCACATACGGCATATATAATACCTAAGATTATCCAAGTTGTCATTGCTCAAAGTACTTATTTACGATTTTGGATATCTTCTTATCTAACTCTACTATTAGTTCGCTGAACTCTTTATCCTTCATATCTTTTATCTTGGCTTTGATAAATTCCAAGTTTCTCTTAATAGAGAAGTAAGCTTTGAAGGCTTGGTAATCCAATTCGGATTTATCCGTTAAAGGTAATACCATACTTGATTTACCATCTAACCTTGTATAGAATCCATCGGGTCCGATAGTTCTTGATACTTTTACCTTATTACTCAGTACTGCAAATCCACCTTTCTTATCGATAGATTCTACGATTACCTTCTCCATTAAGGTTTTGCCATCAGAGAAAATGACTTCTTCACCCTCCTTTAGCTTTTTGGTTTCTTTGTTCTTTTTCATATCTTTATTATTAAATTGTTTATGCAAATATACAAAATTAATCTGATTTAATGCAATTATTAATCATTATTTTTAAATCTGCTGCGGTAAAGGATTTCCTGTTAAGTAAGTCGTCCAGTTGTTCTGGAGTTAGGATTATACCATTTGGAGTAAAAAGTTCTCTTAAGTGTGCCGGAATTATTCCCTGGAATCCCCAATTATTATACGAACCAATGTATACTTTATCTTTTACCATTGCAGCAATATATTTCTTAGTTGAACCTAATGACTCTCTTCTAAAGGTAGCGACTTCTAACCAAATCTTATTTAAGTGAATGGCATAATGCTGAAAATAGGGTGTAACTAAGGGAATCATTTCATAATTAGAATCCTCTATCAAAGTTTTATCTGATTCAAGGATTCTATGCCAAAAAGCACATCGAAAACAAAGTTGTTTTTCCCTCATTAATTGAGGTACTGTTTTGGCTAAATCGTAATCATCCAAATCTAATGGTGAATTACATAGGTGACATGTGAGTTTCTCTTCCATATTATTATAAATTTTTATATAAGATAATAGAACTCCTAACTATCATCCAGATAAGGTATACGCAATACTTTCTTTTCTTTAATGAACTTTAAAATATAACGTTATGGATAAGTTAACTAATGAAATGATTGTGGCTCTGGCCAATGATTTAGGACTGGAGCCAGCTCTTTTAAAGGCAGTACAACTGGTAGAAGGAGCAGGTAGAGATGGATTTCTAGTAGATGGTAGACCTCAAATTCTGTTTGAAGGTCACATTATGTACAAAGAAATCAAAAATAAGTTTGGTTTAGACAAGTCAGTAGCTGCTCAAAAGAGTTACCCTACGATTTGTTTCCCAAAATGGGATAAATCGAAGTACTTAGGAGGAGCAAGTGAGTACAAAAGACTCGAAATTGCCAAGAAAATCGACGAAGAATGTGCTTTGAAGTCAGCTTCTTGGGGAATGTTTCAGATTATGGGCTTCAATCACCTCTATTGTGGCTGTAAAGACGTCTTCGAATTCGTGAAAAAGATGCAGGAATCTCATGAAAGTCAGTTAAAACTCATGTATTACTACATGAATAATACCAGTTGCTTGAAAAATCTGAAAGAACATGACTGGGCAGGCTTTGCTCGGAAGTATAATGGTCCTGGTTATGCTGAAAATGCCTATGACCAGAAATTAAAAAACGCTTACGAAAACTTTAAAAACAAGATATAATGAAGGTAATTTACAACAAATTCATCCCTTTCAAGGGATACAAGGCAATGAACTTATTCGGAATTGTCTTTGTGAGAAAAGGTGCTAAGTTTGACACCTATGATTACAATCATGAGCATATTCATCTCAAACAAATGCAAGAGATGTTGTGGATATTCTACTACTTATGGTATGCAATCGAATACTTAATCATCATGTTCTTTGCTAAGTGGAACAAACAAAGCGAAAGATACCATGATGTAAGCTTCGAAGAGGAAGCCCATAATAATGACCACGACCTGGAATATATCAGGAAACGTAAACATTATTCCTGGGTTAAGTATGTAAAACTTAGAAGCTACAAGAAATGAATATATTGGGAGTATGTGCAGGGCAAGGTGCCTTGCTATTCCCTTTCAGGAAACATCTGATTGGGAATATAGAAGTAAGAGGAGTATTCCATACTCCAGGTGAAGAGCAATGGAAAGCTAATTTTGGTAATATACCTTTCTATAAAGGGTTCTGTTTACAAGAATTTGATGAGAAAGTGGATATCATTATATCAAGCCCGGATTGCGGAGCATCTTCAGTAATGAGGTTATCTAAAGTAAAGGAATTGGGTAATCCCAAGGATAACCGGAGTTTAAATCTAGTAACTGCTGCAATATTAGAGTATAAGCCTAAGATTTTTCTTATTGAAAATCTTCCTCGTTTGCTATCTCTGCTTCCCAAGGATTTCTTTGAGGAAACCTTTAAGGACTATAAACTTATTTTTCATGAAAGATCAGTTTCTGACTATGGGAACTCCCAAGTATCAAGGAAACGTTTAATTGTCATTGGAGTGCATAAGAAAACCGGTAAGAAATACTTGAATGCTTTTGATGAAGTATTCCAAGTAAAAACTCCAAAACTTACTAGAGACTTGCTCTTTGTATCTCCTTACGGGAGTAATTATAACATTCCGATAGAAAAGACCCTTGCAATGTATGACTATCGAAAGCTTCCGGAAAAGAAGAATCTGACTGTTGAGAAGATTCAAGTATTATGGAATAGTGCTTTCAAGCAAGAGAAGAAATGGCCCATTAAGACTGCTAAGATGAGTACTCTCCCAGGAGTATATCGATTGGAGTTAGATAAACCACCTCTAACTTTAAGACCTGCAGATAGGCAATTTAGACCAGATGGATATCCTCTTGGGATTAATGATTTCAAGGCAATCATGGGATTTCCCAAACAGTTTAAGATTTACATTGACCAAGAGAATTACCTTTACTGGTTAAACAAAGCAAGGTATACCATTGCCAAAGGTTCGGTATATGAAGTTGGGATTTGGTTTAGGCGATGTATCAAGAAGGCCCAGATACCTTGAATTTTTATTTTTTCTCTTTTATATATTTTCTCTTTTTTGTTTAGCTTACCTATAGCTATTAGACTATTAGCCAATAGAACATAATTCTAATCTGAAAGGAAAAGGGATTGTTAAGGGAGAAGGAGAACAAGCCAAGAACGTAACTGATTGATTTTGAATTGATTAAGTATGTATTACTCTTGGCAACTGAATGCCAAGTCATTGATAATTAATATGTTAGCTTATGAACAAAAAAAACCTAAAGAATGCCTTAGTACTTTTGCTACTAGGATTTACTATTTACCTTTGCTTCAGGAATTACAAACTGAATTCATATATCAGACAACTTCCTGATTCATCGGTCATTGGCATTCCTGATACAATCAAACTGAAAGAGAACTTCAAGCCCCAATCACCATATACACAATTGGTTCAGCCCCAGAGAATTCTTCTCTACGACTTCTATCGAAACAGTAGCAATTCGACTAAACCCCAAGCTTCTGATTCAACAGCGGTTACTTCGAATAGAATTAGTAGAGAAGATTCTCTGGTCCAATTTACCTTGGATAAAAACCAATTGAACCTAAGTTTATTCAACAAGGAAACAAACTCCTATTCAACGAGAATGTTTAACATGGACTTAGATAAGTATAAGTACAATTGGTATGAAGGTCAATTAACTCAAAAAAGAATTAGAAAACTAACTCTAAGTCCATACGTTTATGGTAAATATAGGGTCTTTAATCAAATGTTAGACATAGGGACAGGCCTTTCAATCAAGACTACTAATTTCAATTATAAACTCGGTATAAATGCTTTTCATTATCCGAAGTTCTTTTCGGGAATAAAAGCTGACTTAGAGTTTTCAGTAACATATAACTTTTGATTATGGCAAAGAAGATTAACATAGAAACTAACACATCTGCTCTCAC